TCAGTTGAGCGTCAGGAAAAGCGGCCGCGAACGGCCGAGGTCGCCGACCTGTCGAATGGCAAGCATTGCCGCGGTCGGCAGGCTCGCGACAACCGCCGCGTCGAGGTGCAGCGTCGGCACGGTGGTCGTCCATGGTCCGGCGCCCGGCGCTGGCGGCACCGGCGCGACCTCCCAGGCTTCGCGGCTTTCGCCAAGGGGCAGGTCGACATGATCGCGCCACCCGGTGTCGAAGCGGCTGCATCGCATCCATTCGACGACGAAGCCCCCCGCGCCATCGGGTCGCGCCCGGCCGTGCACCGGGGGGAGCGGGGCCAGCGCCTGCCCCACGGCAGGCAGCGGAGCCTCGGCAACCGCCGTGCTTGCCCGCCCGGTCCATTGCAGGACCGCCGAACCGCTCTCGACCAGCTGCGCGACGGCATCGGGAACCGGCAACAACGCCATATCGTCCAGGAGGACGAACGGCGTACCGGCGGGATGACTGGCGATCTCCGACCCGCCGCGCCCGCGCAGCAATCGCGACAGCCGCCATTCGGCAACGCCGACCCGTTCCGCCGTGCCGAACTGCACCATCTCGGTTCCCAGCATCGCCCGGTTGGCGCCACCGAGAAGCGCGGAATCTTCAATCGATTCCAGCATCATGGATGGATTGGCCAGCGATACGACAAGAGTGTTTGCAAGGTCGATCAACGCGCCGCCCGAGGCGGGCACCGCAGCCGCCAGCGTCCCGAGCGCGGCCGCCGGGCGCGCCATCCCTAGCGCGATCGGCTCGGCGTCGGGGGCGGGACAAATCCAGATATCGGCGCCGCGCCATCCCTCGTTGCTGCCCGCCGCGGCGATCAGCAGACGCGGGGCAGAGGCTGGACTGGTTCCGATGTTGGGGCAGTCGAACAGATGGACGAACGTTTCGCCGTCGGGCCAGTCGGGCGGCGTGACAGCCTGCCCTCCATCGGCATCGATCGCGGTTAGCGGCAACGGCTGATGCCGACATAGCTCGAGCATCACCTCCCCGCCCCGCACCGTTCGCGCCACGCTCCGCCAGACACTTCCGTCGGGGAGCGCGACCGGCCCGCCGATCGGCAGCGCCAGCGCCGCCAGGTCGGCCCGCCAGACACAGGTTTCGCGGCCGTCCGCCGCGGCCCCGGCAAGCGCGAGCGCCAACGCATGCGCCGACTCGGCGGGCAGTGCGGCGGGCAGGTCGACACGCTCCTCGCGCACGCCGCCTCCCGCGACCTCGGCCGACTGCTGACCGAGCTGATAATCGCGCGCGGGCTCATAATGCCGGAGGCTTACAAGCCCGGGCAGCGACGAAAGCGGTGCGCGGCGCTGCTCGACCCGATCCGCATCGCGGAACGGACGGCGCATTTCGGTAAAATCGGACAGCGCCGACGGTTCGGACGCCGAGGCGGGAGCCAGCCGCCACCCCGCCGGACCACTGGCGAGCCGGACACCGTCGACGGCGAACAGCGGCGCCAACGCCTCGCGCGCCCGTTCGCCCGACGCGGCATAGCCCGCAATCGGCCAGTTCCCCACGCAGCGCCCCGCCTCTCCCAACAGCACATCGCCGACGAACCCGCCGTCGACCGCCGCGTCGTCGGCCTCGACTTCGAAGGTGAGCGACGGGATGCGGTTGCCGAAGGCGGCGAGTTCAAGCTCCTCGAACACCGCATAGGCCAGACCCCGAAACGCGCTCGCCGAGCCGATACCGACCGCCGAAGCGATCAGCGGATCGACGGCTTGATCCTCATTCCCGTCGTGCCAGCGAAAGGTACAGCGCTCGCGAAAACTCCCGCCCGCACCGCGCAGCAAATTGCCGTCGGCCCATATCCGGCGAATCGCGCGGATCGGGCGCGACGACAGCGCGACCGCCAGCGACACCGAATAGCTATATTCGGTCGTCGATGGCCGCCCCTTGCCGCCGCCGCGCTTCGTCCGCCGTTCGATCAGGTCGGTTGCCCAGACCACGCTGCCCGCCACGCGCATCGTCCCGAACAGCTTGGGGATCTGTTGGCCATAGGTCGACGCCTGGACCTTCAGGTCGGCAAGCCGCGGCCCCTCGCGGCCCTTCGGCTTGAAGATCGCGGCATCGGCCTGCTGTCCGATCGCAGCGCCCAGCGCCGCGCCGACCGGCCCGCCGACTATCCCGCCGACCACCGTCAGTACCAAAGTCGCCATCCTTACCCCCTATTGTTCGAGCCGCCACCGCGCGGCCGCGCGCATGACATCGTCCGCAGGCGACTCGACGACCCTTCGCAGCCCGGCATGGGCGTGAACCATGCTCGCGGGCCCGATGACCCCCAGATGATACTGCCCGGCCGGAAGCGCGATCAGCGCCACGTCGCCGTCAGCCCGATCGGCGACCGCCCGGAATCCTGCCGTCATCAGCGCGGCAACAATCCGGCCGCGGCGCCACCCGCGCAGCGGATAGTCATGGGGGGTCGGCAATGCGTACCCCACCGCCGCATAGGCCGCCCAGACCAACCCCACGCAATCCAGCCCGCACCGCGGGTCACGCCCCTGCGCGCGGAACGGCACCCCCACCATCGTCCGCGCCGCCGCAAAGGCGCGCGCGCCCAAGGCCTCAACCACCGGGATAGCGCGTCAGCAGGTCATTCCCCGGCAGATGCGCCTCGCCGCGAAAATTGACGGCATTGGCAAAACGGTCGCGACAGGTCGCGAGCCGCCGGTCGCATCCCTCGACCAGCCGAACGCGCACGGGAAGCGCCGACATGAATGGCGGCATCTCCGCCAGCATCAGCGCTTCCGCGTCTTCGGCGACCACCGGGGTCGCCAATCCGCATGCCCGCCCCTCCATCCAGAGCAGTTCGCCAAAGGCCATCGCGCCTGCCGCCAGCGGCATATCGAGCATGACACGGCGTCCTTCGACCGCGACGACGCGCCGCAAATGCGTGCGCGGCGCAAGGTCGACCCGGCACGCACTGTCGCCCAGCCGCGCGCGGCACGACGGCGAGGTCGCCGGACAAACCGGCGCATCGAGCCGCCGCGTCACGCCTTGCAGCTCCGCCGTAAAGGCTGCGCCCCGCCGCTCGACCGCGCCCAGCGACCCGCGCGCCACCGTCACCGGCGCTGCCTCGGGCGCAGTCCAGTCGGTCACGAACAGCTCGAGCTCGGCGCCGTCCCACCGCCCCGCGTCAAGGTCGGCGGCCGCGATCGCGTCGCTCGTCACCGCCCCTTCAAGGTCCATCGTCGCCGCATCGAGGCTGTCGTTCGTTTCCAGCGCCGACGGTTTCATGCCCGGCGCCGCGCGATAGGGGACGCCGCCGACGATCAGGTCATGGTCGTGCGAGGTCAATCCGATCACCACCCCGTCGCGCCGCGACAGCCGCCAGCACCAGGCGAGCGTCACCAGCTCCTCGCGCAGCCAGTCCGGCGCGCTCCCGCCGGGCCCGATCACCATGGCGCGCGCACCTCGACCAGCGGCACGCTCGCAAGTTCGCCCGCGAGGAAGGTCGCGCGGCTGACCTCCAGCCGGTCCTCGGCAAAGCGTACCGGCACGTCGAACAGATAGCCGGCCCGCACCGCGATCCCCGGCCCCGGCGGGGCGTCGAGCAGCACCTCGCCCTCGTCCGTCACGGCGAACGCCGCCGTCTCGATCCCGTCGACCGATACCCGCACGCTGCCCCCGACCGGCAGGCGAATGCTGCGCACCTGCATCGCATCGCCCGCGCCATAGCGCTTCACCAGCGCGAACTGCCGCCGGCTCCCGTCGCCGACGCCCAGCAGTTGGTCGCCGGGGCCCGGCAGCCCGCCATCCGCGGCCGAACCATGATCGAACGGATCGCGGAAGCGAAACGCCCGCGCCGCACCGCGCCGGGCGCGAAAGAAATCGGCGAGCGCGCGCACGTCGCTCTCGGAGCGCACCCCCGGCCCTGCGTCGTAGCGCATCCGCGCCTCGGCCCATTCGCTCGCACGCTGTTCGTGCCCCGAGGGCGAGCTCACGATCTGGGTCGAAAATTCGGTTACGACCATTGCCTCGCGCCCGATCGCGAGCGGAAAATCCACCGCATCATAAGCCTGCACCACATCCTCCCCGTCAAAGTGCACGAACCCGTCGCGCGCGACCTGCGGCAGTGCCCAGATGAACGTCCTCGCCACCCCTGCACGCCGCGCCGCATCGGCGGCGTCGGCGATCGCCGCCCAATGGGCGCGATCTTCGCCGCGCAGCACGAAGCCCGAAAAATAATGCTGCTCGTGGGCCGGATAGCCCAGCCGCTCCGCCATCGCCGCCCGCGCCCCCGCAGTTTCGGCGCCGCCCCCGCCGGTCACCCAGTCATAATCCTCAAGCTGCAGCACATCGAAGGCCGGCGCTGCCCACGCGGTCGGCACGTTGGCCCGCCGCACCTCGGGCGCCGCCGCATCGAGTACGGTCGGCAGATAGACGAGCAAATGGCTCGCCAGCCCTGCGGCTCCGGCTTCGTCGCGCGCCGCCGCCACCAGCGCCGCGGTCGACGCCGCGAGCAAGCCGCCCAGCGCATCGAGCATCGCCCGCTGCGGCGCGGTGAGCGCCCCGCGCACATCGGCAATCGCAACGCTCGCGCTTCCCAGCATCGCCGTCGTCGCCGCGTCATAGGCGCAAAGCCGCCCGCCTTCGCCGACCCACCACCAGGGTTCGCCGACCTGGAACTTTACTGCCAGTCCTGCTTCGACAGCGATCGCCACGAACCCCCGCGCGACAAGCTGCAGCCATCCCATCGCCTCGGCGTGGGCAGGCGACAGCAAGGTCGACGGCGGCGCCCACCCCGTCAGCGCCGGCGCGCCCGCGCTGTCCCGCTGCTTCCACGCCTCGGGGCAATAGGCATCGAACAGCTCGTAGGAGAGCGACCAGATGACGCCCAGCCCGGCCGCCCGGCACTCTGCCGCGAACGCCCGGTGCCACGCGGCGCACGGCGCGTTGAGCGCCCCGCCCGCGACGCCGACCTTCAGCGCTCCGCCCGTTACCGCGAGCCGCATGAAGTGGCTCATCCCGACATAATGGACGATATCGCCGCGATAGCCGAGATGGATGGCCTGCCGCACGACGCGCGCCGGGGTCAGATGATATTCGTCGTCATAGCCGCTTGCGATCCCCAAGCCTTGTTCGGGCAACACTGCATCGCCGATCGCGAGCACCGATCCCGACCCGCTGCACAGCATCTCGCTCATCTCCGCCCAACCCTCGGCGGGCGCGGCGAGCAACCCGGCGCTTCCGTCATAGGTCGGGGCGACGAGCGAGATGAACATCCGGTCGACGTCGCCCGCCCATACCGGGTCGGCCTCACCGGGCAGGAGGAAGCCGCCGGCGAGCGTATCGAAATCGAGCGACACCACGGCATCCTCGGCCGACCCGACCGCATAATTCCACAGCCGCACATACCAGGCGCGCGGGTTTCCCGCCGCGTCGCGCCCTTCGATCGTCAGCGTCGGTCCGTGCAGCGCATCGAGCGGCTTGATCCCGCCCGAACGCCAGCGGAAGCGGAGCTGGGTGTGCCGGAAATCGCGCCGCGTCTCATAGGCGAGCAGCGGATGGTCCCAGCGATCCTCGGCCTCCCAGATCAGCCCCGCCAGATCCTCCCTGTTGTGGAACACCGCCTCGACGCGCAGCGTCTGTGTGTCGGGCGTCACCACGCTCGCCATCATCGGCCGCGCGAAATCGACGGTCCAGAAGCGCGGGTCGAAACGCTTCACCCATCCCTTGCGATGATGCGGCTCGGCAGCCGCGACGAGCGCCCAGCCCATCAATCCTCCCCCGCGGCGACCGCGCGGCGAACCGCGCGCGCAATCTGCCGCCCCGTGCGTTCCAACCTTTTTGGTTCACTGTCCGCATCGCCGCGAACATTTACGGTGATCGCGATGGCACGGACGCCCCCGCCCGTCTCGATCCGCCCGCTCGCGGTCGGTACGAAATATTCGGGCCCGCGCTCGCCGACGCGATAGGCACGCCCCGCGCTTACCGGACCGCCCGTCGCCCGCCCCGGCGCACCGAACAGCGACGATGCGATCCCCTGCCCCAGCGCGAGCAGGCCGCCGCCTCCGCCGCCGCCCAGGATCGCCCCGATCCCGCTCTGGATCGCGGCGCGCGCAATGTCGGCCATCACCGACAGCGCCAGCCGCTTCAGATCCTCGAACCCCAGCTTGCCGGTCAGGATGGCGCGCGTCAGCGCCCGCTCGATCGCCTGGCCCGCGCGTTCGGCCTCGCTCGCCAGCGGCCCGCCGATTTCCGCGCGCAGCGCCGCGATCTCGCGCCGGAACCCCGCCGCGTCGCCGCGCAGCGCGCCGAACAGATCGTCCATCTCATCCATCGGGAAATTGCTCCATCATCGCGGTCAAGCCCGCCCGGTCGACCGCCGCTTCGACGCCGCCTTCACCCCAGGCGCCCAGCACCGCCGCGACATCGGCCGGGGTCGCCGCCCAGAACTCGTCGGGCCGCCAGCCGAACGCGCGCGCCATCATCCCCGCGAGCGCCACCGCCGCGAGCCCGAACCGTTCGTCGGCCACCTCACCGCCCCTGCAATATCTGCCCCAGCAGCACCCGCAGCGCGGGCGTCACCGCGGCGAGCCCCTGTTCGACCAGCGCCTCGCCGACCGCCTCGCGCGTCATCCCCGCGTCGCGGTCCCGGATGCAATGCCAGAACAACGCCGCCAGTTCGCCAAGGCCGAGCCGCCCATCGGCCGCACGCTCGACCAGCGCGAACAGCGGCCCCAGTTCCTCCTCGGCGGCGACCAGCGCGGCGAAACTCGGCCGCAGCACCAGTGTGCACCCACCGACGCGCAGCGCGGCCTCGCCCCTCAGCGCGTTGGCGGCGCTCACAGGCTCACCACCGCGCCGCTGCTTTCCAGGTTCAGCGTGTAGTTGCGCTCGCCATTATAGTCACCGGCATAGTCGAGCCGGGTCACCAGAAAGCGCCCGCGCAGCCGCTCGCCGCTTTCGAAGCTCAGCTCATAATCGTCGATCGTCCCCGACAAGGCATGACCGCGCAGGCGCACCTCGGCGTCGGAGCCGGTAAAAATCCCCGCCGCGCTTACCGACACCGATCGCACCCCGGCGCCCGACAACAGCTCGCGCCAGCCGCCCGAATCCTTCGTCGTCACGTTCACCGCCTCGCCGTTGACCGACGATTGCGTCGTCCGCAATCCGGCCACGGTGGCAAAGACCGGCGGCACCGCTCCATTACCGATCTTTAACAGAAAAGCGCTCCCATTTTCGATTGCCATCGTCTAACCTCCTCAACACAAAAAGTTCTGCAAACGGGGAGAAGCAGGATGCTGATCACGGCCTTGTTGTTGGCAACCGCGGCACCGGCGGGATCCGGCAGCGTCGACACGACGCGCGCCGCCTTCACCAAATGCCTGCGCGAGCACATGAAGAAGTCGCTCGAAGCCAAGATGGGCGAAGCCGAATATGAAATGTCGCTGAAGGGCGCGTGCGACAGCGAACGCTCGGCCTTCCGCGCCGCGGTCACCGCCGCCAATCGCGCCGCCGGCGATTCCGCCGCCGATGCCGCCGAAAATGCCGACATGCAGGTCGAGGATTATCACGCGAACTTCACCGACAAGTTCAAGGACTATTCCTCGACGGGAACCATGCCGGGCGATTGAGCGGCTCCACCCTGCAACGCCGCCGCACCGACCCGATTGTCCGGTTCGGCGCGTCGGCGCCACCGCAATCCTTCCGCTCGATCCTGCCAAGGGACATATCATGCTCCTGCTCGCGGCACTTGCCTTGCTCACCCCGCCCGGCCCATCCGGGCTGGGCGAGTTCCGCCCCCCGGAGGAAATGCTCGAGTTCGACTTCGAACGGGGCGACGCCCCGTCCGACGACGGTGGCGAGGATGAAGGCGAAAAAAAGGACGAAAAGGGCAACAGCAAAAAGGTCCAGGGTTCGCTGACGGTCCCGACCACATGGTCGACATCGACGTTCCTGGGGATCGTGCGGCAATGCGGCGGAAAGCAGCTCAGCGCCACCTCCCTCGCTGGAAACTGGATCACAGTATCGGGCGCTCGGACCGCCAACGACCTCGAAATTGCACGCTGCGTGCAGGCCTCGACCTCCGTCCGCTTTTTCGTCAAGGTTAAGCGCCGCGCGCAGGGAGGAGTAACCTATTACGACCAGCCCTTTCGCGAGCTTTGGGACCGCTGAGTTCGGGACCGGCTAGCCGCCGTCGTCTCTTGGCCGCCAGACTGGACCGCCGCCCCCTAATCCGCCAGGCACCGGCACCGCACTACCGTCTCGTGCCGCCAGCCGCCGTCGCGCATCGGGGCGAGACGCATCCGCACCGCCCGCGCCGACACGATCGTCCACCCGCCCGCCGGTCCGCGCAGCGCCGCCACGGCCGCCTCGACCTGCACGGCCGCATCGCCTCCGGCGCCGTCCCCGGCCCCGTGCAACGCCAGCGTCAGCCGCACTTCGCGCCCGGCCCGGTCCTTCGTCCCCCAATCGCTCCCCTCCGCTCCGCCGACCGACAGAAAGGGCATGGTCGCGCGCGGCGGCACCCCGTCGAACACACCGTGCACCAGCCCCGCCAGCACGCTGTCCCCGCCCAGCACCGCCAGCGCCTTCGCCCGCACCGCGCGTTCGGCGCTCATCGCCCGCTTCCCAGCGTCAACCGCCGCCACGGTTGCCACAGCGCCACGATCATCGCGGGCGGCGAGGCGCCCGCGCCGTCGCGCGCCTCGTGCAGATGCTGGATCATCCGGACGATCCCCTGCCGGATCGCCTCGGGAATGCCGTTGGGCGTCGCCGCCATGCCGGCGCGATAGGCGATGCGTACCCGTTCGGCATCGCCCGGCGAGTGGATCGTCAGGCGCGCGGTGCCGTCACGGGCGATCGCGGCCCTCCACTGCGCCGCTCCCAGCACCGTCTCGCTCCCCGCCGCATCGAGCAGCGCCACCGTATCGACCGCCACCACCGGCCGCGCGCCGAGCTGCACCGCGCCCGACCCGACCGGCAAGGTTTGCTCGCCGCCGCGTACAATCAGCCACTGACCGATAAACGCCTCGCAGATGCTGGTCGCGGCGCGGACAAGCTGGGCGATCACCGCATCGTCGGCTGTCGACCCCAGCCGCAACCAGCCGCGTGCTTCGTTCAGGCTCACCGGGGCATCGCCCGGCAACGGACTTTCGGCCATCATCGCTCCTCCACCCTGATCGTCATCGACCGCTCGTCGATCTGCCCGTCGCTCAGCGTGACGCGGTTCGTTACGCGATAGACGTGGCCGGCGACCCCGCCCGCCAGCGATGCCGTCGACTGCGTCAGGTCGTGCGCCATGCCGACCGCCGTCACCCCGCCCGCCTCCGTCGGCGCAATCGTCCAGTCGCTCGCCACGATCGCCTGCCCGTCGGGATAGGCGGTCGCCCAATCGAATTCGAAATCGATCCGGCTGTCCGGATCCTTCACCATCATCGACATCGCTTTTCCTCCTTCTCGGCCCGCGCGGCCGCGTCAGGGCCGCCGCACCGCGATCCGGCGCGGGACCTGCCGTTCCACCGGCAGGGGTGTCTGCGGCGCAGCCGGCTCGGGACCGCCCTATTCGCTCGCCAGCGCGCGCCGTGCGGCATCGCCGATCGCGCGCGACGCCAGCGCCGATCCTCCGATCATGCCGCCGCCTCCAGCGCGGCGAGCCTCTGCTCCTGCGCCGCGATCAGAAACAGCGCGAGCTGATCGATGCGCAGCCCGAACCGGTCGCCCGCGCTCCGGCTGTCCGCCGCGTCCCATGCATCCCAGCAGAGAAAGGCGTAGGGGGTGGCGCCCGGCCGCCCGTCGCCGTCGATCGCGTCGACCAGCCCTTCTTCGGCCATGATCGTCCAAACCGCCTGCGCCTCGGCGCCGAAATGATAGCGCGCCGCCGCGCCCTTCGCGGCGATCGCATCGTTCCAGCGGTAAAAACCCAGGGCGCGGCCGATCCGCGCCGCTGCGCGCAATTCGGCGGCATTCGCGCCGCCGCGCCAGCTTTTTTCGCGCGCGTCGGAGGTGTTGATCGTCCCCGTCGCGGCATAAAGGATTTTGACGCGCACCGACGCGCCGCCGATATCATGGGCATTGTCGGTCGCGGGGTGCAGCACGCCCGCCGCGTTGATCCGCCAGCGCTCCACCGGTCCCGTACTTCCGGTCAGAAAGCGGATCGAGCAGCTCGCATTGGTACGCGGCGCGATAAGCAGGTCGCCGGCGGTCCCGATCCCCGAATTGCCCGTTCCGACGAAGCCCCGCACCTGCGCCGCGGGAAGCGCGTTGACCGTGCCCCACAGCTCCAGCCCCAGGCTCGCCGCCCCGGCGTCGGACCCGATTGCGACCGTCGCGGCATTGGCGGCTCCGACCGTCTCGCTGCGGCAATAGGGGGCGGCGACGCCGATTCCGAACCCCGTTGCGGTCAATCGCGCCCGCTCGCCGCCGCCCGCCGCAAAGCCGACCGCATCGGCGGCGGGACGAAACAGCCCGGTGTCGGGGTCGCCGGCAAAGGTCAACGCGGGCAGCGCCGCGGTTCCGCTCACCGCTGCCAGCGGCGCGCCCGCTTGCAGCGTCCCCGCCGTATCGCGATAGGCCAGAGCCGACAGCGGCAGGTTGACCCATCCCTCGCCGCGCCGCACCGTCACCAGATCGTCGGCGGCGCCCGCCGTCGCGCCGCCGTGCAGCGTCGACAGCGGTTGCCGCGCCGCAACCGCCTCCTCGACGGTCGCCAGCTCTGCCGCCAGCGTCGCCGCCGCCGCATCGCTGGCGCCGAACCAGTCGGCGCCGACGGTCAGGGCGATCGTCTTCAGCCCCGGCGCGAAATCGACCCGCGCACCCGCCGCTGACGAGGCCGAGACCGTGTCGCGAAGCAGGCGCCCGTCGGCGCCGATCCGGCCCAGCCCCACTTCCCATTGTTCGGGCCGGGCGACCCCGGCAATCGCGTAATGAAAGCTCGTGTCGGGCGGCACCGTACCCGCGAAGCGGCGATGACCGGGCACCGCGCCCGCCGGCGTCAGCGGCCCGGTCCCGCCCTCGTGCGCGATCTCGCGCACCAGGTCGGCGAAAAAGGGGGTCGGCATGGCAAGGCCATCCTTTCCAGTATCGAAATTGCTGAGGAAGTAGCGCCCGGCCCCGCCCCGAAAGGGAAGGAAGCGCGGACCGGGCGCCCATCGCGCACCAACCGCTTAGCTGGCGGCGAATTTCATCAGTTTGATAGCCTGCGAATCGATGATCGCCCCGCCGACCCTTTTGGTTGCATAGAAATGCACGAATGGCTTGTTACTGAACGGGTCGCGCAGGATGCGCGTCTCGCCGCGGTCGGCGACCAGATAGCCGGCGCGGAAATTGCCGAAGGCGATCGACAGGCTGTTCGCGGCCACATCCGGCATATCCTCGGCCTCGACGACCGGATAGCCGAGCAACGTCGCCGCCTGCCCCTCGACCATCCCCGGCTGCCAGATGAAGGCGCCGTCGGTCGTCTTGAACTTGCGGATGCGGCTCAGCGTATCCGCATTCATCACCCAGCAAGCGCCCTGCCGGTACGGCGCCTTCAGCGAATGCACCAGCTCGACCAGCTTGTCCTGCGGGTTCGACGCCGGAAAGGCGCCCGCGGTCCCCGTCGCGAGATATTGCAGCGAGCCAAAGGCGCGCACGCTGTCGATCTCGTTCGTCGCGGTATAGGTCAGGAACCCCTTCGGCCGGTTCGTGCCATTGCCGTTCACGAACGCGCTGCCCTCGGCGATCGCGAACTCGCGCCCCAGCTGCTCGGCCAGCCAGTCCTCGACGTTGAACATCGCATCGTCGAGCATCGCCTGGCTCGCCGCCGGATTGGCATAGAGTTCGCCCGTCGGTGGCACGATTTCGGCAAAGCTGCGCGTCGCGGTCTCGGGCCGCGCCGCGGTCTCGCCGACCCAGCCCGTCCCCATCGACCCCGTCGCGACCAGCTTGCGATACCCGCTCGTCCCCGTCTGCACGACCGTCGCAATATTACGGATCGGCGACAAGGTCTTAAGCGTCGCGGCGATGCTGCCGTCGATCTCGCGCGGCACCGCATAGCCGCCGTCGCCGACCGTCGCCCCCGACAGGCTCTTCATCTCGGGCGCCGCATCGATCCCGCGCCGCAGATAGCGCTCGACAAAGGCATCGCGCGCCGGATCGGCCGCCTTCGCCCCGTCGAGCGGCAACCGCGACGCGGCCACGGCCTGCGCATCGACCTGCGCCTTCAAGGCCGCGACCGACGCCTTCAGCTCGTCGACCGCTTCGGCCGCAAGCACCGCATCGAACGCCCCATCGAGCGCATCCGCCTTCACTTCCATATCGTCCATGCTTGTCACTCCTTCACCACCTGAAGCACCCGCGCGAGCGGCTGCATCGGCGCCGCCACCAGGCTCACCTCCGCCAGATCGAGCGCCACCAACTCGCGCGGATTGTCCCCACGCGCCGCGCGCACCCGATAGCCAAAGCTCAGCCCCGTCAGCGCGCCGCGCGCGACCAGCTTCGCCGCCGCCGGATGCGTAACCCGCGCCACCACGCGCAGCCCGCGTGCATCCTCCGCCAATGTCTCGATCGCACCGACGACGGCCCCCGCTCGGTGCTGCCACAGCAAGGGCACCGCGCGCCCTTCCTTCAGCGTCGCGGCAAAAGCCCCGCTGCGCACCACATCGCCCCCGCGATCGACGCGGTCGAACACCGATGCATAGCCCGCAAAGCGCACCGTCACTTCAGCAGCCCCGGCAACCCCAGCTTCACCGCCAGCCCGACGACGAAGAGCGCCAGAACCCCGCGCACCGCCCAGTCGACCACCGCCGCCCACGCGCTCTTCTTCGCATCGCGCCACGCGCCGAGCAGCTGGCGCAAATCGCTCACATCGTCGCGCGCCGCTTCGTCGGCCAGCCCGAGCCTTGCCAGCGCGCGCCGCGCCCCCAGCTCGCTCGCCTCCTCGACCACCGCGCGCAGCAACGCCGCATCGAGCGCACCGGAGGCTCCGGCCGCACTCGTCCCCGCCAGCGCGATCAGCCGCGCCAGCGCTTCATCTTCGTCCATGTCAGACACTCCCGTCGCCCCCGCGAAGGCGGGGGCCGCTATCGTTTTACGCGGCGACGCCAAGTCAGGCCGATCACGGCTCCGCCTTCGCGCGGGCGACGATCAGCCCACCCCCAACAGCGCCTTCTTCTCGTCCGCGGTCAGCCAGTCCGCCACCGACACCTCGCGCCACAGCGCCATCCGATCCTCAGCCAGCGCCGGCACCCGATCCAGATCGACGCGCAGCTCCGCACCCTCGAACCAGCCCGACAACCCCTGCGCCACCGCCCCCAAAATCTTCGCGCACAGCGGCAGCACCGTCAGCCGCCACAATGCGCGATTGGCCTCGCGATAATTGGCATAGGTCGCATCCCCCGGCAGCCCGAGCAGCATCGGCGGCACACCCTACGCCGCCATGCGGCAGAAAGAGATTGTTAAGCAATAGGTTACGCGAAGTTGTTCCTCTAGAAAGAGGAGCAAGTCAATGCAAGCAAATGGCTATCTGCTACCAGCTAATGGAGCCACGAATCATGCTCAAGCCCGATCCGGTGATGGGCGTGGGAGTGGTGAAAAGGCAAAGCCGAGCAGTCGAGTTCGGCTCAACGGCAATATCGTTCGGCGTAAACCGGGCAAGCGTATCAGGGAGTATTGGGATATCGACCTGCCGGGCTTTGGCCTGCGGGTAAATCCGGGCGGCAGGCGGACATGGTTCGTGCTCTTCCGCCAGCGCGGCAAGCTGCGGCGCGTGTCGTTAGGAACCTCCCGTGACATCTCGCCCGCCACTGCCCGCCGCCTCGCGCGGGCGAAGCTGGCCGAAGTGGCGCTCGATGGGTTGCCGACGCGCAAGAAGGCCCGCGCCGCGCAAAGGAGCGATGCGCCCCTGCTGCGCGACTACGCCGAACGCTTCTGGGCTGACTATTCGCGACACTGGAAACCATCGACCCGCAAGCGCAATGAGAGCGCCATTTTCAAGGAAATCCTCGGCGCGTTCGGCGACCGGCGGGTCGACGATCTGGCCAAGGGCGACATCCTGTTTTGGCGCGACAGCTTTGTCGAACGCCCCGGCGTGTTCAACCGCACCCTGCCTGTGTTCTCTGTGATGATGGGCTATGCCGAGCGCCTTGGTCTGCGTCCGCGTGGCTCCAATCCCTGCAAAGGCACGCCCCGTTACAAGCGTAAACCGATGGAGCGATTTCTGTCGCCACACGAATATTCGCGGCTTGCCAAGGCATTGCGGGACTACGAGGCGGAGCAGCCGCTCTATGTCGCGGCGATCCGCCTCTTGATCTTCACCGGCGCGCGCTGCGGGGAGATCGAGCAACTGTGCTGGGAATGGGTGCAGGAACCGCGCTTAATGCTGCCTGACAGCAAGACCGGCGCGAAAATTGTCTATCTCAACCGGCAAGCCGTGGATTTGATCGCAGGCCTACCGGACCGGAAAGCAACCGGCCTGCTGTTTCCCTCGTTCCGCAATCCCGACAAGCCGATCACGCTTGGTATTCACTGGTCGAAAATCCGCAACCGCGCGGCCCTGCCGGATGTACGCCTACATGACCTGCGGCACAGCTTCGCATCAGTCGCAATCCGCGACAACATCTCGCTGATGGTGATCGGCAAGCTGCTGGGCCACGCGCTGGCAGAAACGACGACCAGATATGCCCATCTGTCCGACGAGATCGTCGCCGATGCGGCGGAGCGCGTATCCAGCTCTATCGCGCGCCTGATTGGAGTCGGGCAATGAACGCGCTGACCCTGCGGGGAATCGTCGCCGAGGAGCTGGGCAGCCTCAAACTCCATGTGATTGGCAAGTGCGGTGGCCTGGACGAGCTGCGCAAGACCTGCTGGACGCGCGAACTGCCCGGCTTCGGGACGCGGCATTATGCCAGCGGGCGCAAGGTCTACATCGTCCAGGCACGGATGGAAGGGCGAACGCGCACGGTGACGATCGGCAATGCCAAGGTATTGAGCCGTGCGCAGGCAATGGATGTAGCGCGCCGCGTGCTGCTCCGTGCCCAGACCGGCGAGAATCCGGCGGAGGAGCGCAAGCGGCTCCGCAAGGTTCCGTCCTACCGGGACTTCCTCAAGACCTATTGGGAGCGCGTGTCGCCCAAGTGGAAACCGTCCACGCTCTACACCCACCGCTACTACAAGCGGAAATATCTCGACCGCGCGTTCGAAGGCCTATTCCTCGATGAGATCGAAGAACGCCATGTGCAGGAGTGGTTCAACCGGATTAGCAACACCGGCGGTCCCGGCGCTGCCAACCGTTGCGGCGAAATTCTGCGCGCCATGTTCAACAAGGCCGAGCAATGGGGCGTTCGGCCCGAAGGCTCGAACCCCTGTCTCTACATCCGCAAGAACAAGGGGCGGAAGTGCGAGCGCTTTCTGTCTGATCAGGAGTTCAGGCGGATCGGCGAAGTGCTCGACCGGCATGGCAAAACCTTCCCGCTGCATTGCGCGGCGATCAGCCTGCTGATCCTGACCGGCTGCCGCAAGTCGGAGATCACCTGCCTCAAATGGAGCGAGGTGCGGGGAAGGCGCTTGTTGCTAACAGACAGCAAGACCGGCCCGCGCACGGTCTGGCTGGCCGAGGCGGCGGCGACCATCCTCCACGCGCTGCCGCGCCGGGAGAAACAGCGTTACGTGTTCTGGAACCCGGCCACCCAGCGTCCGATCACCGATATCGGGAACCTTTGGAGCAAACTGCGCGACGAAGCAGGCCTACCCGGTGTTCGCATTCATGACCTGCGGCACAGCTTTGCCAGCCACGCCGCCGCCCGTTCGGAAACGCTGCCGATGATCGGCAAGCTGCTTGGCCATGCCGATGTGCGGACGACCACCCGCTATGCCCATCTTGACGATGGGCACGTCATCGAGGCAGCGCAGCGCATCGGCGACCAGATCGAGCAAAACATGAGCGGCTCATATTCATTGAGCCGTAACACTAAGTATGATAGTGGGCCGTTGCTGCATGACTGAGAACCCGCGCATCCGCATCTACGCCAACCGCTGGTTCGCCAAGTTCGCGGCAAAGGAAAAGATCGGCGATGCCACGCTTGCTGATGCCGTGCATCGGGCCGAATCCGGCCTGATCGATGCCGATCTTGGCAGCGGCCTGATCAAGCAACGCATTGCGCGCCAGGGCGGAGGCAAGTCGGGCGGTTATCGCTCGATCCTGATCTTCCGCTCGGGCGAGCGGGCCATATTCGTGTTTGCCTTCGCCAAGAGCGACAAAGCAAACCTGAGTGCGGCGGAACTGAAGGTCTATCGCAAGGCGGCCGGCATCATGCTGGAACTACGCGATGACCAAATCGAAACGGAAGTTGAAGCAGGCCGATTGGTCGAGGTGAAAGACGATGAGCAAGGCTAAGGCAAAGACCTACAAAAGCGAAGCGATGGCCGCCGTCCACGAGATGATGGAAGGCCTTTACGGCGCGGGCAGCATCGACAAGCGCACCATGCGCGAGTTCGATGAGGCCTGCCTTGCGCCTGCGCCGGTTCTGTCACCGGACGAGATCAAAGCGATCCGCGAAGCGGAGCATGTCTCGCAGCCGGTGTTCGCGCGCTATCTCAACGTGTCGAAGAATCTCGTTTCCGACTGGGAGCGCGGCGCGAAGAAGCCGGGAGGACCGGCACTGCGGCTGCTGTCGATCATCCAGCGCAGCGGGCTGGATGCGGTGGCGTAAGCCGGGACAATTGCCACGCCACATCTCTAGCCAGCCCCCTAGTCCTGTCCGGTCAGCGGCACGTAGTGATTGTGCCGATGGTGTTGCAGATGACCTTGTTTCCGCCCGGAGGGGTGATGGGTTGCACCTGAGGTGGTTGCCAGCTTTGCACTCCCTGTAAAGTCTGCTGAGTTTGCTGTTGGAGCTGTCTGTTGGCTTGGCTGATATCGTTCCACGCCTGCTGATTCCGCTGCTGCTGCACCATGTATTGTTGCATCGCTATTTGCTGCTGAATCTGGCGCTGCTGTTCAGCAGTAGCGGCTCTCTGCTGCAAGCTTTCAAGCTGCCTTTGGTAATTTGCCGAGGCCACGGCATAGGGTTCCTTGAACTGGTCTCTCCAAGTGCAGATCTTGGTGTATTCGGTCTGGTCCAAACCACGGACGCTGCCTTTCCCATTGCAGGCCTTATACAGGTATTCGCGCTCGATTTGCTGCGCGCGCTGGAGGGTCGAACTGGCGCTCGCAGTTGCCGTTGCAATCTCCTGATATTTTGCCTGCAAATGCTCGGTGTACGCGGCTGGCAACCTGACCGGCTCCGGCCTCCCGTTGACGCGTTTGAAATGAGCGACGGCTCCATTTCCATATCGTGCAATAGCAACACCGCCCGGTGTATTGGTCTTCGGATCGATGATTTCGATAGCGAAGGTTGCCGCGTTGGGATTAACCACTGGCGCAGCCGAATTATCTGAAAATTTGAACGCTAGAGCGCCATAATTTTGCGTAAGCAGATAATTCCGCTGCGGGTTAAACGCTGCGCTTTGAATGATGTAGCCGTTACCCTGCCCGTCGATGACGCTCAGGGTTTGAAGCGCGTTAAACCCGTTGATCGAGTTGTCCATTTTTTCGGCGAGTTGGGTCACTGCGGGGAACTGCGATCCACCGACTGCATAGACCACCATGTTGTTGACGAAATCATAGTCTACTCGCGGGGCGGACCAGTCGCCTCCCGTGCCGTCGTGGATCGTGATCTCTTCCACATGATGGGTATCAGACATTGCAATGTCGCGACCTAGCCCAAAGGCAAAACCGTTCCGACATTCGCCGTCCCAATATGCACGGAAGTTAGACCGTTCGAGCTGATCCCGAGTAGTCGGCAACTTGCACGGCTCGGTCTTGTTGGCGGGCTGAACGTAAAGCTTCTCAGGGGGAGGAGGAGCCGCTGCCGGTCTGGCTAGCAACGACCTCTCGAACTCTGAAGCCTCCTGATAGTTGATCGCCTTGGGCTTGGAACCGGCATATGCCGAGGTCGTGCACGCAACGACGCTCGCTATGGACACCAGGTAGGAAAGTTTCCGCATCTTCATTTCATCTCCGTCCGATAAATGCGTTGCAGTGCATTTATCGCCTTTTCCAATCGCTCATTGAGGGACGTATTCGGTCCGTTTTGCCCAGTAGGAAAGACGCTGTCCTCGCGCAGTTGATGCACGATGTCATGGACTTCTTTCACATCCGCGCGCCCTCTCGCGGGCACCATGCCTTCGAGCACAAGAACACTATGCTTTACCTCTGCAATTTTCTGTTGAAGCCCGATCACGTCCTCGTCCGCAGCTCCAAACACCGGCTGACCCGCGAGCGTTTTCAAATAGTAAAGTTGCTGCAAGAGCTTAACAATTTGCTCTATGCTCGCAGCCTTCAGCAGTGAATTTCTTTGGAAAGAAAACGTGCTTTTCGCCACCCAACAGGCGGCGATGGCTGCGATTGCGGAAGCCAATGCCGCAACCGTCTGCAATGCCGTAGAGCAATCAGTCATCGTCTGTTTTGGAGCCCCAAATTCTAGAAACATCATCGGTTTAGTCAGCGACATGCCGATCCTGCAAGGGCAGATGACTGATAAAAATTCGGGCTGCCTGCGACTCGGCATCGCGAGTTCGAGTTCCGGACGAAGTGATGTCCAGGTGCTACAAAAATCGCATCATGCGCAGTGTTGGACATCGCAGGGAGGCTATCTCTCAAGCGCCGAATGGGCTAGGAAATCCGCGTGAAACCAAGGCCTTTGCCACCAAAAGTTGGGCGGGGAAGTGGTCGATCACAACGGTCCAAATAGGGAACAACTTCGCGCACACCGAACGCCATCGCGATCTCGCGCGCACTCGAATCCTTCAGCGCCAGAAAATCCATCTCCGCGGGCGACAGCGACAGCGCCTGCCACCTGAGCCCGCCCTCCAGCAGCAACGGCCGCCCCGCATTCGCCCCGCCCGCAAAGCTCTCGGCCAGCTCCTCGCGCAGCCGATCGACCTGGTCCGCCGACAAGGGCATCCCCCTGTCGCCCGGATCGTGCACCAGCGCGCCCGAGGGCCGCGCGGCATTCTCCAGCAGCGCGGCGTTCCACTTCGCCGCCGCATTATGCGCCGCGATCGCTCCCGCCGCGGCGCCCAGGCACCCCGCGCCATAATGATCGTCGAGCGGATGCAGCGCCTTCACATGCACCACCGCGACGCGCCCCGCGCCATCCTCGGCGGGCAAGACAACGCCGCTCCCTCCTGCCCCTTGTCCACCCACCTTGTAGCGATAGGCCACCGGCCACCCGCGCGCGTCGGCCTCGACCGTCACCCGCTCGGGCCGCAGCGCAAACAGCTCGGCCGGCGCGCCCGCGCCATCGGCCAGGATCTGCACATAGCCATTGCCATGCAGCAGCAGCTGCGACGCCAAAGTCTCGACCAGCCTCTGCCCACCTGACGTCGCGGAAACGAGCGCCGCCAACGCCGGATCGCTCGCAACGATCGGCGCGCTGCCCGCCGCCTCGGCCACCAGCCGCACCGCCCGCTGCACGATCGCATTGGCAAGATACCCCTCGCGGACCTGCGCCTCCCAGCTCATCGGCGCAGGCGCGCTCCAGCTCCCGTACACACGCGACAAAGCGGGCCGCGCAGGCACCTGCGCGGCCTTGCGGCCAAACCAGTTCATGATGTTCTCCTATGTTTTCGGAGTATTTTTCGGACGATAGTCTCGCTTGTCGACGCATTGATCATAAAGCTGGCGATCCAGCTTTATCCAATCCGTTTTGTCGATTCCCCTGACTCGGAATGCTGGGCTATGCGGAAAGGCTGATGCCACCTTTATCCAGCGATTCTGTTCTTTCGCGATGATACGTATCTCATCGGCAACCTCGATCAGGTCCTGATCTCGACAGAACAATATCGCGACGTCGAATTCCCGTTTTAGCGCTAGCCGAATGACATCGAGAGAAATGCGAACATCAATGCCCTTCTCGTCACCATCGAGAAATGAATGCTCGGTTCCATCGGGCAGTCTGACGATCTTGTTGCGGTAACGCAGCGGTCGCGTAAAAACATACACGCCCTCTCGCCCCATCTGTGCTGCCTTGGCATTCCAGAAATGATTCCAGAATGGTTTGTCGGCAGCGTCTGGCACACCCGTATAAAATCTTGTTTGCTGTAGCTGCCAGCCCTGGTCAGCGCAAACCCGCTCAGCCAATGCCTTCGGATTGAAATTAGGCCAAGTGTATCCAAAAGCTTGCTTTGCCGAATGAAAAAGATTCTGCCCATCGAAAAAGGCGACGGCGCGAATCAACGGCAATTGCTCTGTCATAAACAGAACATGTCAGGAACATTGCTTTTTGCAAAGCCCAAAATGAATAACCCCGCCGGAGGCCTTATGGCGTGTCCGACGGGGAAGAAGTTAATGAGCGTGAAATAGGAGATGTCCAATTAACGTCAAGTGAAAATTATCCCGTCAGGACAATTTCTATATCCGCCGCACCCCCGGCCCTTTCCCCTTCCGCCGCCCCTCCAGCAAAGCCGCCAGCGCCCAGACGCATGCATCCGCCCGATCGGGCGAGCGTCCCGGCCCCGCATAGCCGCCGCCGATCTGCAACCCGCAAAGCTGGTCCTCAAGGCTCGCGAACACCCCCGCATGCACCACATCGCCGCGCTCATAGGCGATCGCGACCGGCTCCGCGCGCCGCGCCTTGCCGACGCTCGCATGCACCGGCACCACCGGCAGCGTGCAGTCGGCCTGGCGCAGCGTCGCCGCGACCATGTCGCCGCCCATATTGCTCTCGGCGACGATCCGGTCGGCGCCCCGGCGCGCCGCCGCCGCGGCGACCGCCTGCGCCCACACCCCCGGCAGCGGCGTCTCGACGCTCGCATCCTCGACCACCGCCAGCCGCCCGTCGCGCAGCAAGGCCGCGACCACGATCCCGCACGCATCGCCCCTGCTCGTCGCCGGCGGATCGACGCCGATCACCACGCGCACCGGCTTGCCGATCGCGTCCTCGGCGATCCGGCACCGCTCGACCAGCGCCCGCGTCCACAGCGCCCCCTCGATATCCTCGAGCAATTCGCCGTCCAGTTCCTGCCGCCCCAGCCGCGTGCCGGCATAGATCGCATCCATCGTCGCCAGCCATTGCGGCGACAAATTGTGGCGATTGTTACGCGTGCTCCCGCCCGTCGTTTCGACACCCTTCTCGGTCATCAATCGCCGCACCAGCGGCACGCCGCGCGGGGTGGTCGTCGCGACAACGCGCGGGTTATCGCCGATCCGCATCGTCAGCATCAGATTGTCCCACGCCGCCTCGCCCTGCGGCCATTTGGCGATTTCGTCGCACCAGGCGGCGCTATGCTCGGGGCCGCGGAGGCTGTCGGGCTCGGCGGCCGAATAGAGGGTCGCGACCGTGCCGTTCGCCCAGCTCAGCCGCCTCAGGCTGCTCTGATACTCGGGGCGCGCCGCGTCGGGCGCGATCGCCAGCACGCCGCTCTCGCCCTCGACCATCACCTGCCGCGCCTCGTGCAGCGAGGCTGCGACCAGCGCGATCCGCGCGCCCGGATGCGCCTCGGCATAGTTCCGCACCCACTCGGCCCCCGTCCGCGTCTTCCCGAAACCGCGCCCCGCCAGCAGCATCCAGACGTGCCAGTCGCCCGCAGGCGGGCACTGGTCGGCGCGCCGCCACCAGCTCCAGTCGGTGAGCAGCCTTGCCGCGCTGTCGTCGCCGATCCGGCGCCCCCAGGCCACGAAATCGGCGGGCGACATCCGCAGCAGCTCGTCGAGGCTTTTCAAGACGCGCCATCCTCTTTTTCGTCGGCGCCGCCTTCCTCCGCCGCGACCTGGGCCCGCATCGCGGTCAGTTTCGCGAGCAGTCGGGCCTTCGCATTCCCTTTGGGCGCGGCCCCGGCCGCCGGGAGCATCGCGCCGCGCACCGCCGCGCGATGCGCCGCGAGCAGCGAGAGCCCGAGGCGATATTTCTGTGCCCGCGATTTCAGCGTCGCTTCCTTCACATTCCCCGTCGGCGCGATCAGCGCCTCGGACAGCAATTCGGCCTCGAGCCGGGCGAACCCTTCGCACAACGCCTCGTGCCAGCGCGCCGCAAAGCCGGTGTTGCGCCGCCGCTCGCGGTACATGGCATTCGCCGAAACCCCCGCCGCCCGCGCCGAGGCCGCGACATTCGAGGATTCGGCCAGCGCCTCGAGGAAAATATCCTTCTGCCGGCGGTCGGGACGGGGATTCCCGCTGTCGTCCGTCGCCGTACCCGCCCGTCCCAT